AATATAAAATTGGAAACAACTGGGCAGAAACGCATTGATACAGTAGCAACTGATATTAAAAAATTAATTGCTGATATAGCTAATGGAAATCCTGCACCAATAACAGAAGAGAACATGAATAGTTTTCTTAATAATATTAAGGAAGCTATGATTGCATGGAACACTCCACCTAAAAAAGAAAAGTATAATGGTGTATTAAGAATGAGTATCTTAGGTAAACCAGCTAGACAATTATGGTATGATAAGTATTCACCTAAAGAAACAAAAGAATATGATGCAAGTAATAATTTAAAATTTTTATATGGACATATTATAGAACACTTACTATTATACTTAACAGAATTATCTGGACATAAAGTAGAAGATAGACAAATGAAAGTTAAAGTAGATGATGTTAAAGGACATATAGATGCTAAAGTAGATGGAGAAATATGTGATGTTAAGTCTGCTTCACCTTTTAGTTTTAAAAAATTTAAGAATGGTGAGTTAATAAATGATGACCCTTTTGGGTATCATGCCCAGCTATCAGGATATGAAACAGCTAATGGAACTAACAAGGGAGGTTTTCTTGTTGCTGATAAATCAAGTGGTGATATATGTTTTTATAAACCAGAAGACTTAGCTAAACCTGATACAAGAAGTTTAATAAAAGATTTAAATACTAAACTTGCTAGTGATACACCTCCTGAAAAATGTTATGAATTAAAGACAGAGAAGAATGGAAACAAAGCTATACCAGTTGGTTGTCAATTTTGTATACATAAGTTTGAATGTTATGCAGATGCAAACAAAGGTAAAGGTTTAAGAGTATTTAAATATTCAAATAAGAATGTGTTCTTAGCTGATGTAGTTAAAGAACCTATGGTAGAAGATATAACAAAAGAATTTACAGATGGAATTAAAACACAAACACCTTCTAGTTAGAGCAGAAGTATTAGAACCACCTAAAGATTTAAAGGTAATGAGAAAGTGGACTAAGAGTTTAATAAAAGATATTGATATGAAAATACTTGCTGGTCCTTATGCAAAGTATTGTGATGTTGTAGGTAATAGAGGTTTAACTTGCGTCACTATAATAGAAACATCCCATATAACTTTACACTCATGGGATGAAATGAGTCCTGCATTAGTACAGCTTGATGTTTATAGTTGTAAAGAATTAGATGAAACAATTGTGTTTGATTATGTATATAAGTTTCAACCAGTTAGAATGTCATACAGATATTTTGATAGAGAAAATAATTTTAAATTAATTAAATTAAAAAAATGAATACAAAACAAATGAGTAAGATAAGGAATAAAGCTAAAGGTATTTTAGTTGAGTGGTTAAAGACTTTGTTAAATAAAGAAGAACAATCAAAGGTTAATGTAAAAAATATATTAACATTACTACCTAACCAAACTCATTATTGGAATGGTGATACATTAAGACTACAACCTTGGTCTTATAAATGGGTAGTAAAGAAATTAAAACGCAACCCACAGTTGACAATAGATGATTTAAATGCTATGTTAAAACCAACAGAAAAACAATTAAGAAGACAACAGATGATAGAACAAGGACCACTATAATGACACACAAAGAAATATTTAAAGGAACTACCTATGATTCATTAGGTAAGCAGGTAGATGGAAATCATTATTCAAAGATGAAGATTCAACCTGCAGAATTTATAAATGAAAATGGTTTGTTGTTTGCAGAAGGTAATGCTATTAAATATATCTGTAGACATAAATCAAAAGGAAAAGAAAAAGATATTGAAAAAGCTATTCACTATCTTGAAATGATACTTGAAAGGGATTACTCATGAGTTTATCAGAAGCACAAATAAGACAATTAGAAAAAAGAGCAAGAGGTTTTCGCAGACTTATTGCTGCATTAAATGATTTAAATATGTATGGTATACATGAACAAATAGATAAGATGTTATTTGTTAAGATAGAAGATTTAAAAGAACATTTAAAAAAGAAAATAAAAAGAAACAATGAAAAGCTAAATGAAATCTATACTGAAACTGTAGATGCTTTAGTTGATGATGATTATCAAAGTGGAGAGATAGGTTATAAACCTACTGAAGTACATAAAGAAGAACCAGTTGGTGAATCTTTTACTAGCAAAGATTATAGTAAGAGAACATATACTTCTCTTAAAGAACATGGTACTGATATAAGTTTTGAAAATGAATAATGTATTAGGGTTAGATGGTAAACCTAAAAAACCTACACCAGATAAATGTCATATGCGTTTATGTTTAGTTGGTACAGATGATATTGATATAAAAAATATTCAAACATTTGGTATAGCTGATGATGGCTTCTTTATGGTAAAGACATTTGATAATGAAAGACTACCAGTATTCATGACTAATCCTGCACGAATACAGAGTGTTGAGATATATAAAGAAAGTGATAAACCTTTAACTAAATTAAGGGAAGGAAAGTCTGATGATGATTTTCTTTTAGACCTTCTAAAGAAGAAGCATGAAACAGAATCGAAAACTTAAATCTAAACCTAGAGTTAAAAGAAAAGAAGCTGAGTTAATGGGATTCAAATTGATTATAAATAATCAAGGACAATTCATTACAGAATTAAAAAATTATCCTATAGATAAAATACCATTACATTTTAAAAAAGAAAATGCTGGTGTTATTAATGCGTTGTTAAGGGAATGTAAAAGTAATTTTACTTTATTAAGTGAAGAGTTAGAAAAAATTGCAAGGGATGTATTTCATAGTTAAACTTCTAATTTAGTTTCTTGTTTTTCTATTTCTTCGTTTGACTCAGCAGAACAAACAAACTTAATATAAATTTTATATTCATTAACTTCGTCTGGTCCAATAGATTCTGTTTTTTCAAAAGACTCTTTATAACCAGCAGTCATACAATCATAAAATGTATCATAAGTATTTAACTTATGAGGTTCAAGACAGGAGTTTGCTAATCCTGAACACATAATCATAAACAAAGCTATCTTCATTAGTCTAATATTAAAGAAGTAATTTTCTTTTCTCCCATGTATATCTCTATGTTTGCCTTAGACTTTAAACATTTATATACAACTCTATCTTTAGTACTCTTATCCTTCATAGCATATCTTTTTGATTTAAGACATTGGCTTAAACTGTCTTGAATTCTGTGTTCCTTAATTTCATGGTCTACTATGAGAAGCAGGGCAAATACAGTCTCTATCATTTTTTCTCCTTTTTGTTTTTACACTTACATCTAGGTGAAAATAATTTATCTATTTGTTCTGATATCCAATCCATCCCACCAAAAATTTTTAATAGTATTCTATCTAAAGGGTCATTCATAATTCTTACCATTTGCTCTTACTTTATCTTTTAATTTTTCTACATCAGATAAAATTTTCTCTACATCTTTTTGAAGTCTTTCAATGTTTACTTTGTTATGCATCATTTCACCCATTTCTTTTTCTATCTTTTCAAGCAAACCACTCATATGTTCCACAAGCATGAAAAGTTCTGCTTCCCCAGCAGATTGACCTAACTCACCTCTAGGATATTTAATTCTAAATTCTGAGTTAGCTTCTAAATCTTTAGCCATTAATTCTAAAGTTGTACTATGCTTATTAAGAGTTTCAACTACACCGAAGTATGCCCATACACCTAAAGCAACAGCACCAATGATGCTGATTAAATTCTTCATTGGCATACTTACTGAAGTTTTATCTGATATTTTCATGGGTTAACTATTGGACCTGCACAATAAGTTAAAATACATATTGCAATTATTATCCAACCTGTAAAATAGTAATTCATAATTGTACCTCATAAATTAATTATAACTGTATCCTGTATTTGATTTTTCTAATTTTTTAAATAAGTTTTCATGTTGTTCTATGATTTCTTTATCCATATTAATCATATCATCTATCTGGTCTTCTAATTTTTCTACTACTCTTTCAAGTTTATGTACCTTATCCTCATGTACTGCTTGAATAGTTGATAGTTCAAATGTTCTAGATAGACTCCATCCTCCCAATGCAATTAATAATCCGACAAGCATTGTTAAAATTTTTTCCATCATAATAGAATACCTAATAGTAATCCAACTACTGCTAATGTTATCATATTATTTCTTTACTAATGAACCACCAAAGTATAAACCTATAATAGCTGATACTAAGTTAGTATCTAATGGTGTTATTACTAAACTGTTAGATGATAATGTTATCCACTTCATTACTTCTTTTTCAGGTAAGAAGAAGAAAGCAGGTTTAAATTCTAAATAACCTACAATCACACTTGTATCTGGTGATAGCACAGGCATTAATTTTGGTAATAGTACTATAGCAAAAACAGCAACTAATGCTATAATTCTTCTAGTCCATTGAAAACCTTTGTTATCATATTCTCTTGCTTCTTTAAAACCCTGCTGTTGTACTTCAGCTCTTTGTATTAACATCTTTTGTTCAGCTTGTTTAGCTTTAATACTTTGAGACCATATACTCATTACTCCACCGAGTACAGTAGAACCAAGCATTGTTATCATTTCAAATGGCATTTATTCTCCTTTGTAACTAGGGAGCTATTAACTCCCTAGCTTCTTAATGTTATTTTATTTTTATTGTCTTAGCTTTTTTTTCTTCAGGTAAGTCTTGATATAATTTTATATTAAGAATACCATCTTTAAAATCAGCCGAGTCTACTTTGATATACTCAGACAAAGTAAATTTTCTAACCACACTTCTTGATGCGATACCTTGATGTATCAAACTATCTTTATCTTTATCTTCTTTCTTAGCTTTGATAGTAAGCACACCATCTTGTAACTCACATTCTATATCAGACTTAGTGAAACCAGCTAATGCCATTTCTATCTGATACTTTCCTTCACCTACTTTTCTTATGTTGTATGGTGGAAAGTTAGAAGTGTTTATTCTTGAGACCTCATTTAATGAATCAAACATTCTATCAAAACCGATAGAGAAGTTTTTAAATGGGTCAAAGTTTATTAAATCGTATTGTGTCATATTAATCCTTTCGTTAAGCGATTTAAGTTTAGTAATCCCTAATGGGCATTACTCTTCCTATATTATAGTAGGAATTCTAGTCCTTGTCAACAAAGATATTAGCCATTAAAGTAGCTAAACTATTAGCTCTTCCTGAAGTTTGTTTATGCCAATTAGTTTTACCTTTAATAGAACCATCCTCATTATAATTAAATAACATTTGGTTAGATGCTTCTTTATAATCTTTTCTATTAACAGCTTGAAGCATTTTTTTAAATTTAGGTAATTTTGTACCACCAATTTGGTGTGCCATTTCTACTAATATACCATATGCTACAGGGTCAGTAGTATCTTTATCAATTAATTTATCAACATCTGCTCTAGCTATTTCTAAATCTCTATTAAATATATCTTCAGCTTGTTCTTTAGTTAGTGTAGATAATTTATAACCATATACCTCTCCACTATCTCTTTCTTTATCAGTTAACTTATGTCCATAACCTATAGTTTTATTTCCTTTCTCAACTGACTCATGAATTAAATTTTTATTTTGATAAAGTAATTCAGAATTTTCATTTTCTTTAATTCTATTTATTACTTCTTCAGAAATTGTATTATTTAATTCTATAGTTGGTAAACTATT